TAACAAGAGTAGTAAACAATGGTAAAATTAATGTACCTAACTCTTCTGTAACAATTTCTGGCACTCCAGAGGATCCTGCAGTAGTTATTACAGTTTACAGAAAAGAAGGAAATTCATGGAAGCCAACAAACACAAAAGTGGGGCATAAAATGAAAACACTAAGGTCATGGACAGCAAAAGTTGTTAAAACCCTTGGAACCAATATAGGCTTACTACCAAATGAGGTAGTAAAAAAGGCAATTGAAACACAGTCAGTTGCCAACCAAATTATCAAAGGAGGTGTTGAAGTGGCTGAAAACACAGAAGACACAACAGTAGAAACTGTAGAAGAAGAAGTAACCGTTGATGAAGTAGTTGAAGATGTAGAAGTTTCCGAAGGTACAGAAGTATCTGAAGAAGCTCCAGCGGAAGAACTAGCTAAGTCTGACGAAGTTTCCGAAGATGCAGAGGTTGCAGATGCAGCCGAAGAAGTCACAGAAGAAGTGACTGAAGAACCTTCCACCGAAGATGGTGAGGCAACTGATATTGAAAAGGCTTTAAATGAAATTAAAGATTTTGTTGCAAGTACATTAGAAGGATCCGTAGCAAAGAACAATGAAACAATGACCGCTGTAACAAGTACAGTGGCAGAAGTTACAAAGGCTTTGACTGACAAGATCTCAACAATTGAATCCAACAACGAAAACTTAAATAAAGCACTTGCTGATATCACAAATGCAATCGCTTCTATCAATGGAAGAATGGAAGCTGTAGAAGAGGATACAGCAGTTAAGAAGTCTGGCGAATTGGAAAATTCTCCAGAAAAGGCTACCACAATGACAAAATCAGCGTGGGGTGGACGCTTCCTCGGCTCCGCAGAATACCTAAATTAAAAAATGAAAAGGCAGGTGAAATAAAAAAAATGAGTGATAATATTATTGAAAAGGCTGCAGCAAGTGGTACAGTACTATCCCCACTAGATTCCCCAGGTGCTATGACAGCACAGGGTAACTCTAATGACAATGGTGGTGTATTAAACCCAGAGCAGTCACGACAGTTTATTGACTATATCTTTGATGAAATGGTTCTCGCTAATGATGGTCGTAAGGTCGTTATGAGAGCCAACACAATGGAATTGGATAAGGTTCGTGTTGGTTCACGTCTTGTTGCTAAGGCAACACAGGCTGAAGATACAGGTTCTAATGCAGCTCCTGCGTTCACAAAGATTGAACTTACAACAACAAAGTTCCGTCTAGACTACGAACTTTCAACAGAATCCCTAGAGGATAACATTGAAGGAGAGCAGCTAGAAGATCACATTGTACGCTTGATGGCAACTCAGTTCGGAAACGACCTAGAAGACATCGCAATTAATGGTGCATCAGGTGCAACATCTGGTTACTACCAGAACACACTTAATGGATTCATTAAGCAGATTCGTGACACATCCTACTTGGGTGCCCACGAAGCAGCAGCAGCAAAAGCAACAATGACATCTCTATGGGATAATGGTGCAACAGGAACAACTCCTCTATCGCTAGAAGCGATTGAAGCAGTTTACAATGCTCTACCTCGTAAGTTCAAGGCTCGCCGTCAGGATCTTAAGTTCTACATGAACTCTAAGCACCTACAAGAGCTTATCTCAGCACTTCGTAATATCGGTACAGTACCAGAAGCAGTAGCAGCTCGTGTTATTGATGGAACGCTTCCACAAATTGGTGGACCAGCGGGAGCTCAGTACATGATCTTCGGACTTCCAGTACTTGAGGTACCTTTGTACCCAGATAATTACCTAGATCTAACACTCCCAAGCAACAGAATCTGGGGCTTCCAGCGTGATGTAACCGTACATCGTGAATTTAAGCCAAAGAAGGACACAATGGAGTACACAGTATACGTCCGTATGGGTGTAGCTGTAGAAGAGAAGTCTGCAATTGCATACGCAGAACAGGCATAAATAATTCTCTACCTAAAACAGGGGCTGCTTTTTGCAGCCCCTGTTCTATTCTTAGTGTATAATTTATGATAGGAGGATTTTATGTTTAAAGATAAAACAGTTTATGAATTAAAAACAATATGCATGATGTATAATATTGAGTACCCAAGTGGTGCCAAAAAAGCAGGAATTTTAAAAGCAATTGAAGAATCTGGAATTACTATTGAAAAGTATGAAGAAGACCTAGAAACCCAAGTATCATCTACTGACGCTATTGAAGAAATAAAAGAAGTTGTTGTTGTAGAAAAAGAAAAAGTAAAAACAACCAAGCAAGATTTTATGCTATTAAAAATGATCCATCCAAGAGGGGCACTTAATGTTGGAAATGGAGTAGTGTTTACTATTGACCAGCCATTTAAATCCATTTCTAAGGAAAAGGCAAACGATATTTTAGCAAGAGCAAAAGACGAAGTAAGGGAGGCTACCCCAGAAGAAGTCGCTGGATTTTATGGGGTAAAACTATAGTAAATGAACGAATATTTAAGATCTGATGGAGATACTCTAACAATTCCATATACCGCACCATCTGGAACAGACTCTATTGTTTTTAATGTGTACGACTTAGATTTAGAAGAGTATATCCAGGCAGATGAGTCTTTGGCAAAAAGAGCAACGGTAACGGCAGCAACTGGAAATGGAACAACAATTACCTATACGGCATCTAATACTTTTGCAGTTGGTGACATAGTTACTATTACTGGATTAACTACAACAACTGGATCAACTCTTAATAAATCAAATGTTGTAGTAGCAACAAGGTCAAGTTCACAATTTACAGTTACAAACTCAACAGTTGGAACCGCAACATCAACACAATCTGGTAAAGCGTTACATATAACAACTGCATTTAATTTAATTTTAAATCAAGACGTTACTGCGTATGATAGAAGAATAAAAATTGAAATTCAAAGTATTACTTCAAACACATACACAGAGGACGAGCTTTATGGAAGCTTAATTAGACCATATGCAACCGCACAAGAAATTGCAACTTATGGAGACATAACAATTGTTTCGTCAAATCCTGGTCCAGGAGAAGCAACTGAAGCTCAACTAGTAAAGCAAGAAAAAAGAGCAAGATTAGTAATAAATTCTATTCTTAGTGATGCATTTGTATTTAAATACAAATCTGTTGGAACTCTTGCTCAAGGAACTGACTTTCTTTACTTGGGTCAAAGAATTGAGTCATTTGACAAGATTATAAAAGATGATCAAGTAGTTTATGATTTATCTGAAGATCCAGAAATAAATCTTTTAGAATACCCCTTGGCAATTTCTTCAAGTAAGTATAACCTAAAGGTTACTTTGTCTGAAGAAAACATTAGCGAGTGGACAGACGTAAGTGTTTTAAAAAATCATGGCTTTTTTGAGAAAAATAGCTCCTATATTGTTCGTGGAGAATATGGGTGGAAGTATATTCCAGTAGATATTAATCAAGCAGTTTGCGAACTAGCCTCAGATATGATTTGTTCAGATTATGGATATAGAAAGAAAGGCATCAAGTCAATTAAAAACGATGCGTACTCAATTGAGTTTACTCCAGGATCTGCAACTGGAAACCTAATTGTTGATAATTTAATTGCTCCTTATAAGAGATTTGACATCTGGGCGGTGTAGAGTATGGTTTGTTTAACTGGATCATCTTACACAATGAAGGCAGATATTTACGTTCCAACAAAAACTCAGGATCAAAATACTGGTGCTGTTATAAAGACTTGGGTAAATAATAGAACAATATTATGTTCTGCAAAAGGTATTGTTAGAGATACAATATCAGACAATTCCAGTGCCGTTGACATTAAAAACTATTTAACGGCTGTTAGCAATATTGTAAAAATTAGATCTCTTGCTGCAATAAACTCAGAAGATAGGGTAGTTGCCATTAGAAACTCTTTTGGTGTTGTGTGGAACGAAGATGATACTATATCTAGTCAGGGCGGTATAGATGGTGCAACCATATTTGAGCCTAGAGGAAGCACCCCAATAGTTGACTTTGATGGAAGGGTTCTTGAGTACGAAACAGTATTACAAAGACAGGAAATTCAAACCCTGGAGTCATTGTAATGGCTAGAAGAATAAACACTTCATCCCTAGACTCCGTAACTAAAGCCAAAAAAAAGAATCATATTAGAACTGGAAATATGGTTGAAAAAATTGTTGCAACCGTAAAGTTTAATTCAGAGCTTATTAATCAAATAAATAATGAGCAAAAGCCAAGAATACAAGAGCAGGGTTTAAAGCTAATAGCTACCTACTTTGAAGCATATGTTGATAACTTGGCAAGAATGAATCAAAGTAAATTTCACCACTTATACGAGCCAGGAAAATCTGGAAGTAAAGATTCAAGACTTTTTGAAGCATCAGTTTCTGGTAAAACAAGACCAACCTTAACTTATAATTTTACCCAATCAGTAATTCCTAGTGAAAGCGGATACGTTTTTCAAAATAGGGCTTTTGTTATGGAAAATGGAATACCACTAAACATATCCGCAAAAAATTCAGAATATCTTAGGTTTGAATACGAAGGTGAGTTCTATTCAAAAAAACAAGTATATGTGGCAAATCCTGGAGGGGCTGAGGTTGAAAACTCATTCTCAGAAACCTTTAATGCCTTTATGACCTCAATGGCAGATGATGTTTTAAGAGAATTAGGTTTCTTCCAAAAAATTGAGCGTGGTATAGCAAATGAATCTAGGATTGCACTTGCTAGGGTTTCTACTGGTAAAATAGAGGGTATGGCTGCAGAAGCAGCTAAATCTGCAAATAGCATTGTGAGGGGGCTAAAGTAATGAACTACAAAAAATTGCCTATTAAAATTATTACAGACTATTTATGGGATCAGTTTAATAAAGACTATCTTGCAGCTAAGGTAGCAAATCCAAAAAATACTGGAGAAACAGACGCTGCCTATGAAACTAGAATAGCTGGAATTTGTGTTTGGTCTCCATATAGATACCCAGACTTTGTTCCATTTTTTCCAGTATCAGAAAGCCTTGGTGCTAGTACCGAAACGACCCCATTTGTTATATATGACTTTCTATACACCCCATCATCAAATACCCAGTGGTTTATTGACTGTGAAAAGGCAGTACTAAC